CAATACCGTGTGGCGCCCGATGCCCTACATCGCGCAGTCGTTCACTGGCATCGACCAAAGCGCCAACTTCAATCGCAACTACACGCAGCTTTCGGTGCCAACGACCCTGGGCTATTCGCACTCGGTGCCGCTGACCCTGAGCGCAACCGAACTGCGCGACCTGCTGCAGAAGGAGCGCCTCGGGCAAGCCGCACTGCAGCGCCTGGCGTCGGACATCAATGTCGACTGCTCGAACCTCGCGGCCCTGACTGGCACCGTGGTGAGCAAGCGCACCGCTGCTGCCTCTGGCTTTGACGATGTCGCCGCGCTGGATACGGCATTCAACCGCCTTGGCGTGCCGATGGACAGCCGGCTGGCGATGTACAGCTCCGGCGACTACAACAGCATGGCAAGCGGGCTGGCCTCGCGCGTGCTGGACAACAAGAAGTCGCTGGACGCGTTGGAGAAGGCCTACGTGGGCAACCTGGCCGGCTTCGACACCTACAAGCTGGACTACGCCTATCGCCTGACCGCTGCGACTGCAACTGGCGTGACGATCAACGGCGCGAACCAGCGCTATGTCCCCAAGGCCACCAGCACGGCCAGCACCGGCGAAGTGTCCAACGTCGACAACCGCTATCAGGTCATCACCATCGCGGTGACCACGAACACGGTGAAGGTGGGCGACTGCTTCACCATCGCCGGGGTCAACGAGGTGCACCACGTGACCAAGGCAGACACCGGCACGCTGAAGACGTTCCGCGTGACGGCCATCGTGACCGGCGCTGGCGGCTCGGGCACCATCCAAATCAGCCCGCCCATCATCGCGGCCGATAGCTCGCCGACCGATCCGGAACTGCAATACAAGAACGTGACTGCCACGCCCGCCACCGGCGCTGCCATCACGTTCCTGAACACCGTGTCGGCCGCTGCGAATCCGTTCTGGCAGTCGGACTGCATGGAGATCATGCCCGGCCAGTACGTGCCGGATGACAACTCCTCGCTGCCGACCCTGCGCGCGGCCACTGACCAGGGCGTGACGGTGCTGATGTCTCGCCAAGGCGCCATCGGCGACCTGTCGACCAAGTACCGTTGGGATTGTTTCTATGGTCTGGTGAACAAGAATCCCCAGATGTCCGGGGTGCAACTTTTTAACCAAACTTGAGTTAAGGCTGGGTAATGTGCGCCCAGCCTTTCCCGAGGACAACTCGATGAATAGTCGCAACGGATACGCCGAACTTGGTGGCAAGCTGTTTCAGCGTCACCTTGCGCGGCACGTATTCGCTGATGATTTGTCTCGCAAGCGATTCATCGAGCTTCGCCATACCGTGGGCGCTTCCTGCAAACGAGGCGCGGCGGCCCTTCTTGCGCATATCCGCCATGTTGTCAGCCTGATTCCCGATGAAAAGGTGTTCGGGGTTGACGCACAGCGGGTTGTCGCACTTGTGAAGCACCTGCATCCCGTCTGGGATATCTCCGACAAAGATGCGGTAAGAGGCGCGGTAAGCGGAAACGTACTTGCCACCGAAGAAGAACACGTTAGCCCGGCCATCCGGCCTGGCGCTGTTCCAGTTCCAGCACCCGCAGGCATCTTCTGTGGATCTGGCGCGGATACGTTGTTCGGGCGTCTTGGTTGCTTCAAATTTGGGCATGGCTGCACCTTGTTTACATGGGGCTATTCTACGGCGCCCACCTTAGCTTGAAAAGCAATCCATGGACGAATATCCCCGCATGCTCTATCGCGTCGCGCCCGAAGGCCCTGGCTCCGAGCCGGCGCACGGCGGGCACTTCGCGCTGCTCACGGTCGACGACTTCGATGCGCTGTCTGCCGCCATCAACGACGGCTGGCACGTCACAACGGCCGAGGCTGTCGACGCTGACACGCGCGCCAAAGCTGCGGCAGATGCTGCGGCGCTGGCCGACATCAGCGACGAAAACGCCCCGCCGACACGGGCCGAACTCACGCAGAAGGCCGCAGAGATGGGCATCAAGGTCGACGGGCGCTGGTCTGACCGCAAGCTGCGCGACGTGATCGCTGCAGCGCTGGGCGGCTGACATGGCGTGGACGAAGGGCGACATCGTGCGCAAGGCGTTTGCAGAGCTTGCGCTTGCCGGCTGGGTCTATGACCTCGATCCGGACGAGATCGCCGACGCCATGGGCACGCTTGACCTTCTCATGGCCGAGTGGCACAGCCAGGGTCTGCGCATCGCCTACAACATGGGCAACGGCCCGTCAGGAAGCGACGAAAGCGACGACAGCGGGCTTCCGCTCGTTGCCGTGAGCGCCGTCTATCTTGCCCTCGCCGTGCGCCTCTCATCGGGCAAGGGCAAGGCACTGACTGCGGCCACCATGCGAGCCACTAAAGCCGCATGGGATGCGCTTGTGTCGCGCCAGGCGAGCAACGACGTGCGCGAGCAGCAGTACCCATCGGGCCTGCCGCGCGGTGCTGGCAGCAAGCCGTGGCGCACCGTCAACCGCCCATACATGCCGGTGCCGACAACGACACCGCTCCTCAACGATCCAGACGGCGGGCTTGACTTCGCCGGTCAGGGAGACTGATCGATGGCGATCCAGAACCTCACCAGCGTCACCGACATCACGGGCAGTGATGCGGTTGCGCTGTTCTCCGCGTCGATGGGCGCCGATGCCAAAGCGACGCTGACGACGCTTGTCGCGTGGCTACAGACTGAGCTGACATCGGCAGGCGGACTGGTGACGCAGTACAGCGCACCGGCTGCGACCGGCTTTTCAGTCACGGTGACGCCGCCCACTGACGGCGCGTCCATGTGGCTGCTGCTGACCCCTGCGGCCGGCTATGCGGCCGGCACGATCCTGATGCCTGCAGCGCCTGTCGACGGGCAAGAGGTGCAAGTCTCGTGCACGCAATCGGTCAGCACGCTGACGGTCAGCGGAAACGGCAAGACCATCAACAACGCCCCGACCACGCTGGCTGCGGGCGGATTCTTCCGGATGCGCTATGACGGCGTGTTTGCGGCTTGGTATCGCGTCGGCTGACGCACAAGGAAACACATGAGCGCTGAATCCCCATTCCAGCCCAAGCGAGGCGGCAATCAGAAAGTGACTGCCACCACGACCAGCCAGACGATCACCATCGGCGCCGGCAATCGGTCGCTGCGCGTGCTCAACAGCGGCACGGTTGTCGGCTACTTCGTCACGTACCAAGCCGGCGTCGATACGCGCGCCTGCACGAACGCCGAAACGCCTGTCGGGCCGGCCGGTGCCGCGTCTTCGACGGTGGTCATTGAAAAGCCTGTCGACCACGACACGGTGGCATATCTGGCCGACTCGACCACGACCGTCATGCATTTCCAGCCCGGCGAGGGCGCGTAAGCGCAGGAACACAACATGCCAACCATCAACAACGGCGCTAGTTTCACTGTCACCCTGCCGGCAGGCCAGCAGATCAGCACCACGGGCACGGGTGTGGCCACTCTCGGCCCTGGCCCATCGGCGAACCTGCAAATCGGCCTGCAGGGCTCCAACGTCATCGGCCCATACGGCAACGATCAGGCGGTGTACTTGACCGGCACGTCGGCGCTGTCGTATGCCGTTGGGTATCCGATCACAAGCCCATCGGCGGCCGATCTACAGCTCAACATTCCAGAGGTGAATTGGGTCCGATCCTCAGTGTCAGGTGGCGACGCGCTGAAACTGAGGCGTTGGCGTGCTGCACTTGGCAAAGCCGTGGCCGGTACTGCGCGGGCGCGCGTGCTGTTCGGGGGCGACTCGCAGACTCGTGGCGTAGGCGCATCGGGGGCGAGCTACGCCGGCAATCAGGCGCTGGCATACCCAACACAACTAGCAGCGCTGGCCGGTAAGCGACTCGCTGCGGTGAATATGGGGAGCAGCTTCGGTGACACCAACGTCACCATTGCAAATCACGTCCTGTACGACCCGAGATGGAGTGCTGGCGCCGGGTGGACTACGCAGCTACTCGGTGGTGGATTGGGCGGTGCACCCATATCGCACAATGCCGCGAACACCAACGCTTTGAACTTTGCGCCTGCCGCTCAGTTTGACAGCATCAAGGTCTGGTATCTGACCAACCCTGGTTTTCAAGCGTTCACCGTAGCAGTCGATGGCGGCGCAGCGCTTGGCACTATCACGCCAACTGCGGCCAACAGTTTTACGTCAACCACGCTGACCACCACGCTGGGCACCCACACGATCAATATCGCGAAAACGGCCGCCAATGCCGCAGCCGTGCATATCGTCGGCATCGAAACGTGGAACTCTGCAGCGAAGGGCGTCGAGTTCCTGAACTGCGGCCTAAACGGCTCTAAAACAGCAGATTGGATTACGTCGCTTTATTACCAAGCGGGGCAGCAGACGCTATCCCTGGCTCCCGATCTTGTGGTTTTCATGATCGGAGCGAATGACTGGGGCCTTGGTACAGACCCCACCGTCTACGCAGCAAATCTGCAAACATACATCACGGCGACGCTTGCCGTGTCCGACATGATTATTGTCGGACCGCCCCCTACGCAAGTCGGCTGGAGCGGTTTCAGCGAGTTGACGAGGCAAGCGGCAATGATCGATGCCGCAAGGTCAGCAGCAGCGGCGAACAACATCCCATTTGTTGATGTCAATGCGCGGGCTGGAACGTGGGCACAGGCGAACGCCAGCGGCTTGTATTTTGATGGGGCGCATCCGCTCGCGGCTGAATATGCAGATGTCGCGGCGGCAATTTACCCGGTGATTTTCAGCTAACACCAGCCCTGTCGGCGCGTATTGAAACACCCCCCATGCAAATCCCCATCATCAGCGGCATTTACTCGGACGCGGCGGGCGACTTCCGCACGAGTCTGCCGCGCAACATGGTCCCCGTGCCAAAACAGCAGGGCATCAGCAATGGGTATCTGCGACCGGCTGAAGGGGTTGAGCTGCTCGCTGCTGGCCCCGGCGGCGACCGTGGCGGAATCAACTGGGATGGCGTGCTGTATCGCGTGATGGGCACCAAGTTGTGCAGCATCGCAGTGGACGGCACGCCCACAGTGCTAGGCGATGTCGGCGGATCAGGCCCCGTGTCGATGGACTACAGCGCTGACCGTCTCGGCATCGCCTCGGATGGGAAGCTGTGGTACTGGGACCGCACGACGCTGAGCTACGTCACCGATCCGGACATCGGCACCGTCAACGCGGTGCACTGGATTGCCGGGTACTTCATGACGACGGACGGGACAAACATCGTCACGACCGACCTTGCAGACCCGGCGAGCGTCAACGTGCTGCACTACGGTTCGGCAGAAGCCGACCCCGACCGCGTGCAGGCGGTGGACGAACTGCGCAACGAGGCATACGCATTCGGGCGGTACACCGTCGAGGTGTTCCAGAACATCGGC